CGATGACTACAACAAGCCCGAAACAGCTGATGCATACAAGATGGAAATCAAAGACATCAATCACTTCTAATGAAAAACTATAGGACTTGCCTTAAGGTTCGTCGGAAGATCGACGATCTACTGAGAAAGAACGCAGAGTACCAAGCTGCAAACAGCTGCATCTCAAACACCAAGGCAGAGGAAAAAGAAATCAATCGATACTGCAACAGGGAGTTCATTCACCCGATAAAGCAAATCGACCCTGTGTTTTACAATTCGATCAGTGTTCAGAACGACTGATTATTTTGTGCACATAATCATCATTATACATTTTATCTTTGGAGTCAGTTCTGCATTGATCTAATTTAGTTTCGATGAAACTGATTAGACTGACTCCTGCCCTGCTCCTCATGGGCTGCGTGACACAAGCTCCAAAGAAGCTTTATGTGTCTCCTGACAAGTACATTTGTGACATCATGGTCACAACAAAGTGGGATGGTAACTACCCTGTTCAAGCTTTTGAATATAAGATGGAGGTGGGTAAGACGTACACCGATCAACTAGGTTCGAACTATATGCTCGTGGCTACTGAAGACACGAATGTCTTTGCCATAAAAGTTTTTGTGCCGAAGCCGTAACCTGCAACAAACTATAGGCGTAGTTAGGTTATGTGGTCAACGTACATCATGGATTTGTTGTTGCTGCTTCAGGCGTATGGTTCATCTCCCGATCCCGAGGATGATGCGTATGCGCTGGACTTCAACGGCAACGGCATCATTGACATGGTTGACTTTTTAGAAATGCTGTCTCGACAGCCTCCAATAGTCTAATCATGAGCGATTTTAGCCCTGACAAACAATACCATCAGATTGTAAAGGCAGTGGTGTCAAAGGATTTTAAGTTTATCCACGTAGATGCTGGGATGAACAAGAATGGATTCCAGAGGATCTTTACAGAAACAAGCGAAGAAGAAGTGGCTCACTGTTACCTCTACCCAATCATCGAGAAGATGGTTAGGGAGGAGTTCTACGACCTCAAAGACATGGCTCTCACCATCAAGGTGACTTGGGTTTAAAAGTCGTTGAGAAGGATCTCGTCAACAGCCTCCTGAACATCTTCCTCGGTAGCCTCCATCGTCATCATGATGTTGGCTTGAAATCTTTTTACTTCCTCCCCTTCGTTAAAGATTACGATTGTTGGAACGACCACAATCTTATGGTCCCTTTGGATAGAAGGATCTGAAGCTATATCTACACGCGCTGTTTCACAATCGCTTAGCTTCTCAATCCAAGGCACGCTGTTCTGAGAGTTAAAGCTTGCGTTGAACTCAACGACACAAATGCCTGAGTCACATACACTTGAAACCTCTGCAGGTGTTACAAAAAAAGCTGCCAGTAACAGTGCAAAGCATACATATAGGGTTGATAAAATTTTCATCTGTCATTTCAGTTGATCTATTTTCTCCTCAATCCTTTTAATATCCTCCTTGATTTCGGTTACGTCTTCTTGCGTTGTCATGATTGTTTGTCGAACCAGTTGGTCCTTCATGTCAAACTCCATCCGAGTAATCTCTGGTTCCGCAGGAAGAGGCAGTTCCTTTGCCTCGGCAATGTCTGCCTGAAGCACGAACCACATGCTGATGAGAGCTCCGAGACCCGTGATGGCCAAGCCAATTGTCTTTAGGTCAAGAGTGATTTGAGTATCCTCGCTTATTTGCTTTGCCATTACAGTAGTATGTAGTTGATTCCAAGAGAGAAGTCGTGCCACTCTCTGTTCCAGTATCTGTTGTATTTCCCCTCCGCAAAGATGCCGAGACTTTTTGTAAGCTTTGTTCCGAACACAAGTCCAGCCCCCATGTCAATCCACTGGCTGCTGTTGACAAAGTTGTGGTATGAGTATTCCTCTCCACTGTTAACGTGGTATGGCATAATGTTTCCCCACGAGTGAAGCCAGAACTCTTTCTTGTAGTGGTAGAAATCAAACCCCAGTACAGCAGAGTAAACCCACTGGCTTGGAAGCTCTGATCTCTTGTCTGAAACATACTCATCAAGGACGTTGGGGATGACTACTTGTTCCCATACCGCTGGGTCGTTAGCAACCAACTCCCCCGACGGATCGAAGAACTCACCAGACTCAACGTCGATGGTGTACCCCTGACTGATCGCCAAGGATGTGTAGTGAATCTGTCCGTTATCAAGAACCCATTGTTGAAGAGGGTCGTACCCGTATGGCTCTGAGATGCGCTGAACAACACCAGCATTCAGGGATAGCTTCTTTCCGATCCTTACCCTCCCTCTTTGTGAGGCCTCAAAGTATCTTACATCAGCGAATCCGTCCTGAAGATACTCTGCCTTGACAATCCACTTGTCTGCAACGTATCTAGCAAAGTAATCTTGATCAAGGAAGTTCTTTCCTTGCTGCCTTCTCCAATCAGCTTCTGCCAAGAACTCAAAACCATCGTACTTACCCACGGTGGCTGCATCTCCGTAGGTCTTCTCTGTTCCGTCGTAGAAGATGTTGGCTCTATTCTCGTAGCCAAACCTTGCGATCTTTCTTACTCCGAGTGTGAGTGAGTAATCGAATGGCGTCTCTACGACATCAGTTGTCAGTGCGCCAGTAGATACTGAATACAACTCAGCGTCAGACACGGAGTTTCCGCCATTGGCTGCCGCATAAAACGTTGCTCTTCTAAGAACCTTCTTGTAGAAGTCACTCTGTCCAAGAGCAACAAAGGGCAGCAACGCCAGTGTCAGTGCAATCAAACGCTTCATTGTCTTAAGATTCTTTCAATTTTGATGCGACCCCTGTAGTTCGCAACGATAGTATAAACTCCTGAAGTAGGCAGCTCAACCCTGTTATTCGATGTGGTCATCACCTCTTTCCCCACTGCATCAAAGATCTTGACGATTGTTCCGACAGGAGCTTGAATATTTACTACACCACTTGTTGGGTTGGGGAAGATGTGAAGCATTGATTCAACTATCAGATCCACCGAGGATACAGTTTGCCCGCAGTATTCGTACAGCTCTACGCACACCCCGTCCCAATCAGATTCACAACAATATGGGTCCACACTGATCACCCATGCATAGCACTGGTCATTCAGCCAGTATGGATTGCCCGGACCAGTTACACAGCCCGCATCGTAGAGGCAGTTGTCATTGTCAGGCACATTGGCCAAGGGCTCAAAGTTGTAAGCATCCAAATCCATG